TACCCGACATCAAGAAAACACTTCCTTTGGAAACATTTGTCAGTAACGACTTTGTATTCCATTTTCACACATACTTGTGTGTGGTTGAAAATGAATTTGTGCCAGTGTTAAGTTTGGAACACAACGGATGGGCATGGTGTGCCATGGACAATGCACCCAAGCCGTTGCATCAAGGGCTACGAACCAGCTTTACTAATCGTGCTATACGCACAAAACTTCAAACCGTATTTGATATTATAGAACTAATTTAACCTGTTCTAAAAATAATATGTAGTCCGTAAGGGCTATGCACAGGTTCAAGCGCCAATTCTCCTACTTTTGTAACCATACATGCTACCCATATTTCAGGAGTAATTTCATGCTGTTGAAACCAGCCCATGTCGCCGGTACCAAAGGGTGTTGCCATACATGCGCTATGTCCTTTGACAACTTGTGTCCAAGTCATAGTTCCTTTTTGTAATTCTCCCAACAACATTTTAGCTTCTGCTACTGCAAATGCCAATTCTCGTGTGTGCGTTGAAAGTTTTGCACCATGCCAACTGAACAGTGCATGTGAGCAACGCATTTTATCAGGTATTTTATCGGGTATATTAGACATAATTAAAACTCAATAGAATTAAAATCAGCACCTTTTAAGTGTGCTGTGTCAAAAATGTCAAACGCCATTGATACACGTTTGCTGTCTTCTTCATGTTTATTTACGCTGTGAAAAATGTAACTAGGAAAAAAAGTTAAGCCGCCTTTGATATTTTCCATGTCGTATTGTATGACATCAAATGGATTGTAGTAAGTGGTGGTTGTTTTGTAATTGTCAAAATGCATATTTCCGCTCAAATAAGAAAAATGATAGCCGCCGTGATTGTGTCGTTTGATATCCTGACCCGGGCGTACCACATTTGCCCACGAGTATATACTGCACTTTCGTTCCATAGTACTTAATTCTACCATAAATTTTGAATATTCTTCCCGCATGAACTTAAAAAGATTTTGAAATTCTAGAACATCTTTAGACTCTTCAAACAAATTAAATTTTGAATACTGTGCTGTTAGACTCTCCATGCCTAAGCCAGTGCCACCGTCGCCGCCTCTACGTGGCTCCTTGGCATATTTTTCAATAATAACTTGTTCGTTGTCAATAATCCATTGGCGCATTATATCAATTTCGTCCAGAGCATCATATTTTGCATACCAGAATGGTATACTCCATGTTGGAGAAAATTCAGTTAACGGTGCAATGCTACGTTGTAATTTTAACACTATTGCTTCTCCGGCTCTAAAATAAAGTTAATGACCAGTCTTCGATTGTTTTGTATAGGACAAGAACTCGCATGTAACTGATTGCTGGGTATTAAAAATGCACTGCCTTGACGTGGGGTAATGCGTTCTGCCACTTTTAAATTGTTAAATCCCTGATCTATTGTTTTGTCAAACAACACAGTATCTCCGTCGCTGTCATTGATGTAGTATATCAAACTTAAAAAGCCAGGCTCCACAAGATCCACATGCGGTGGATTGTATTTGGATTCAAAACCGTCTCTTGTCAAACAATTGACCTTGATGCGCAATAATCTTTTAACTTTTATTCCTGTTTCTTTTTCTAAAAACCAAATAACAGGCAGTACTGTGTGGTATAAAGGGCTGTCTATTTTATGATTAAAAACTCCGTGTACAAATTGTATGCTGTCTAAGATGTTGGGGTCGTTTTTATCGTAGTTTTCATCCACATTGCTAGCACTTGAAGTAAAACTCCAATTGCTAAAATTTAAAAATTCTTGCAATAACATGTCGCTATAACTTTTTGGAACAAGATCTGTTAATAATTTATGCATTTTAGTCTCTGATTATTAAATGCTTTCTGATTGCTTCAATAGTTTTCATACTGTCATTGTAATAACCTTGCTCAACAGCATTTACAAATTCAATATCCAACAAATCTGCATACATTTGATCAGGCCATTCGCCCTGGCGTTCTATTAGTTTGGTAGTTCTAGGAACAATATTACAAAACTCATATACCAAATGTTCTGCTTGTGTGCCTATTAGTTCTTCTACCTCTTTTCTAGTATATGGATTTCCAAATTTAAAATATTCTGTTTCATATACTGAATGAAATAGTCCTGCAAGACACAAGTATTCAGGCTTGCCTTGTTGTTTTAAAATAGAATATGTGCCCCACAAGTGATCAAATAATGTTTTATCTAAATGACCAATACTTGCTGTATGTTCTTTTAATTCAACAATCCAAGGATACATTACTTGTAATTTCCCTCAACAATAAAGTTAGCACTGATGGTGATCCTAGTACTAGTACTTTTGTTTGGTAAAACATAATGTTTGATCCAACTGGGAAATACCACCAGGGTTCCAGTAGTTACATCTGGAATAAATTTTTCATAATTAAACGCATTAAAGATTCTGTTCAGTCCTGATGATTGCACAATAGGAAAACTGGTATTTTCAAATACCAATTCGCCGCCAGCATTTTCTTCTGCGGGCAAATCCAGCATGTATGCACATGAAAAAGATCTGTTGGGAAATGCATGGTCGTGTATTTCCTGATAACCGCCTTGTTCATATAAATTTAACCAAACTTCAGTACTGCGCACTTGATACTCGCCCATGGGTTGTAGTGTATCAAAATAGGATTTTATATTTGGTCGAACAGCGTCATAAAATATATCCCAAGGCAATTCATTGTTCTTGGGAGTTTGACATGTGGATTTACATTTTGAATAAATCCAAGGTTCTGTAAAATAACTGCTGTCCGCTATGTACGGAGCCATTGCCTGTGCAACAGCTTGATGATTTTCAACTTGGCCCACATAAAAATGTGTGGCCCAGTCACTGATTGTTTGTTGTTGGAAGTATGCCATGTTGTATATATCACTATTTTGAACATGGTCAAAAAAAATCGCCCCGGAGAGCGATTTTTAAAATGTGTAAGAATTAGTTCTGCGACGGATGCGTATAATTCTCGTCATAATCTGGATAATCTAGATCTAGTGTAGCTGACCAGGGCACTTCAAGTATTTCTACAGTTCCGCCGTGCGGAGCACCCCATTTTGCGGCTACTCTTTCAGCAATTTCGCGAGTCTTATACTTGATAATCTCTACATAACCGTCACCGTCTGGGTCGTGATGTTTCCACTCTTTGACTTTGGGTCTTGCTGTTGAACGTTTTAAAGCAAATGGCATATTTTATCTCCTGTTACTCTTCTAAATTAGCTGTAAAATCAGCTAAATCGTCAAAGATATAAGTTTTTTCCTTGATATCCTTGTACGCATATCTATTTAGCTCTTTTTCAGTCTCGGTGCCGCGTCCTGAGCGCACTAGCACTGGACGAGCCCCAATTTTAATGGCCGCTTTTAAATCGGCAATTGTGTCTCCCACATAAAACCCTTCGTTGAATTTAATGGCTTTGTCGTATTCTTCACATCTTTTAAACATGCCCACATTTGGCTTAACAAACGGATCTTGTTTAACTGCACCACTGGCATAGTAAATTCCGTCTATGCTAGGACATCCGGCTTTGCCAAACAAATCCAGCATGTGCTGATGTATATTTTCCACATCCTGTATTGTCATATGGCCGCGATCAATGCCGCCCTGATTAGATAACACAACAATTTTGTAACCCATGTGACGTAGTTTAGCCACTGCTTCTACACTGCCAGGAATAGGATCAAATTGTTCAGGGCGTGTGACTGCGGGTTCTACAATTTGATTGATAACTCCGTCACGTCCAAGCCCAATAACACATTTACTTCTAATTAGTGGATTCTTTGGAACTCTAAATTTGTCTATACTCATTTTAAACCCCGCAGATATGGAATATAATGTTTAGCAATCAGAGTATGCACATAGTTGTTATAGTGTTCAGAATCTACTTTTTCCGTTTCTAGATCTTTATCGCTAAAATCTTTAAGAAAAGTTATAGCATCAATATCTGTAATAGTAGTTGATTGCAGTGCTGAATAGAAATTGTTTGTTTGTGCAGGTATGAAACACTTGTCATTGATGTTCCAAAGGTGCATTTTTGCATTGTTTTTTGTACATAACGCATCCAACATAAACATATCTTTAAAATAGTCCTGTTGTGCCAACGGTGTTTGACAATAATGCCATAACTGAATGTACATGTAGGAAGAATGATTCAAACTTGGCTGATTATTAGGGCCTGTGTTAAGTATGTATGGGTTACGGTCATAGTCAATTGGCCTGGCTTTGGAGTAGGCCATTAAATATTGATCTGCCTTCATCATGCCAATACTGTATCGGTCAATCAACTGGTCACATTTGTTTCTATCGTAAAAGAAATCTAATGGAAATATTTCTTTTTCATCCAATCCAGGATTTATCATCAATGGAAATCTTCCCCAGTATGTGGATTGCACAAATACTTCGTCTATATCGTTGTACTTTTGAAATGCATCAGCAACAAAATTGACATATTCTCTATTACCGCAACCACTACTGGCATATATCACTGTTTTTTCATTGTTTTGTTTTGCATAAATTTCAGCATAATTATTATCTTGCCATATGTGAAAATGACCTAGCTCGGAACGCTCTTCGGGATCAATATATCCCATGGTGTGACTGCATCCAACAAATAACTTTCTACCCATATCAATCTTCCGTATTAAAAAAGAAAACTTGTGTAAGTCTTCCAGTTTCTTTATCGTTACCAAATCCTGCTTGCATACTTCTGTGAAAAAGTGTACCTCTATAAATTACTAACCGATTATAAACATTTCCTATAGCAGTTACTAGATCATAGTTGCTGGCGCCATCATCGTATATGCCAGTACCAGCTGAATAAGGCGCATTGGGTGTGAGGTATAACACAGCCGCCCAAGTAGTTTCGTCTTTGTGTACCCATGTTTCAACGTTTTCCACGCACAGTTGAAAACGAAAGCTGTCTTGTACAAATTCCTTTATCTCACAATTTAAGATTTTTTCAATTTTGGCTTTTACGTATGCTTCGTACTCTTTGTCTGCACGATCACTTCTCAATCCCGGGTAAGGGCCTATGGCTTCAAACGGCAACTCAAGAACTGATTTTCTAACCAGGTCCGGGTTGTCTAAGAAATCGTCTACTATAACAGTATTAATAATCATAAAAAGAACATCTGTATTAGTCTGGGATTTTCTTCTGTAAAAGAGTCCACAGGAATATAAGGAGTATGTAGTATATTCTGTTTGTAGATCACAAGACGATTAAATTTCATTTCGGCGGTGTACAATTTTTCCCAGTTTGCATCTGATTCTTGTACATAAAAATCATAACCACGCAAGTCAGGATCCACACTGTTTACTAGATCTAAACTTTGCTCGCCTTTAAATTTAAAAAATGCAGTACCACCTGTGCATTGTTCAGGTGTATTTAAATAAATGCCCATGGCATATCGGCCGTTTTCTAAATTATCCACATGCGGAGCACGGGCCGCACTTAGAGCTTCTTTACTGGTTTGTACATTTACCAAGAATGTAGCATGATTTAAACAACTTGATATAATATCACGGTCGATTTTTGTATCTTCCGCAAACACATTGGCAATAATTTCTGGAATAAAATCTGCAAAATGGCCAAAGTAAAAAGTTCCTTCCACTCTTGCGCCAGGCAAGGCATGCATCAATGTTGGAGAACGAGTGGATGGTATTTGCAATGCCAACGCCCGTACTTGTTCGGGATGTTTATAAAAGTTATCGATTATGATAACTTTGTCATCTCCTACCTGTTGTATTTGCACTTTGATTTCTTCGCTCGAGCTAAAGAAATCAATTTCGTCTTGCAATGTTTTAAACTTAATCATGAGTGTATGGTTTAGGAACAAAGTTAGATTTGCCAGTAATCATAGATGTGATATATTCTCTATGTGGCACGGATCTGGTATATTTGCTGGTTTCGTAATTATAAAATTTCATTAATTCTTTATGGGTTTGTTGTTTGTCCAGTCCAGATAGTGACTCGCTAAGTTTGTAGCCCATCTGAATTAACCAACAAAACCAGTTGCTACCGCAAAACATATAGCCATAGCCTTTGATAGGAAGCACTGTATTATCACGTAGCATTTCTTTTTCGTAATGCAGTTGTCTTTGTGATTTTACGAACGTAGCACGTACCCAATCCCACAGTTTGCCTTCACGGGTTGGGTTAGCATAATGCATACTGACAAAATCAATACTGTCTTCAAAATATCCTTTCATTATGAGATTATAACAATCGGTGTGTGTACTGGTATAAGATCTACTGTCTATTGCAAATGACAATTGCTCTATGCCTACAATGATTAATGCTACTCCAGTACTTTCTAAAGGTTCTATAAAGCCTGCGCTGAGTCCGATAGACACTACATTTTTATTCCAAATATTATTTTTATAATACGGTGTCCAATCGATTACTTTTAAATTATCTTTGCTAATGCGATTATCCCAGTAGTTAACAAAGAAATCTTTAGCTTCTTCTATGCTAGTTTGTGTACGATTAAAAACTAATCCAGAACCGATACGTGTTTGTACTGGAATATTCCATACCCAGCCGTGTTCTACCTGCTCACTTATAACATAAGGACGCAATTCAGTATCAATGTCTTCGTAAGGAACGTGTGCCGCTATAGCAGTATCGCAAAATAATCTACCCGACAGGTCAACTCTATCAGGTTCGTGATCCAGTATTGCTTTAAATCCTGTACAATCCACATATAAATCTGCTGATAATCTCCGGCCGTCTTTTAAAACTAGCTCAGTAACTTCATGAGTGTCACTGTTGCGCAATACTTCGACAACATCGGATCTAATAATAGTTACTCTGCGTCGATTGTTTAATTTTTCTTGTATATAAGTTACTAGTTTGCCGGCATCGATATGAAAAGCATGTGCATCTAGCTCTGTGACATCTACCAAATTCTTTTCAACAGCATTTTCATAAAATGTTAAGCCATATTTTTTAAAATCATATTCCTGATGCGAAGCCCAGCAGTCAAACAATGACATATCCGAATGTTGTAGTCCTTGAAATTTAAAAGGATGCCATACATCTTTGTATTGATCTTTACCCCAACCTGGAAACAATATACCTGCTTTTGCGGCCGCATCTATTTTTGGAAACCAATCTTGAATATCAAAGCCACAGTTCCCCATAACTTTGTCAAAACTTAAAAGTGTTCCTTCCCCTACACCTACAGGATTACCAACTTCTTTATCTACAATAGTGATATTTAAATGCGAGTGGTTGTGCGACATGTAGGCCGCACACAGCCAAGCACTTGTTCCGCCACCTACTATTATCATACTATCTACAGATTTAATTTTAATCATTCTGTAGCTCCTAAAAAGTGTTTAAAAAATCCTTCGGTTAAATCAATATGTTTTCCAGTTTCATAAAATTCAATAACTTTTTGAGCTAACACTGCATGATTTTTTTCTGACAAATGCATGTAACGAGGATCCTTTCCGCCGTTATTTTTGTACCATGTTTCTATTCCGTCTTTACTGCTGTCTCGATGTTCGCCGTCAGCAATATCTATCAGTGATCCAGTTACTCCTGCTATTGAATAAAAACCAGGCAACACCAGAATTCTTAGATGATTAGCAAGCGTTGAAATTCTTTCCAATGCTAAACTAAACTGTGCATATCGCAAAGAGTCCACTTTGTCACTTTGCAAATGTTCTATGTAGTAATCAACAGCTTTCTTTTGATCGGCAGTTATGAATTTTGCAAGATCTCGGATTAGATAATTTCCCAAGGCAGGATCTTCAAAAAACCATTGTCTATTTTGTGTGGTGGTTTGTATGATTACATAATCACCTTCCGACATTTCATTTATACGAGATGTAAATTCGTGAAAAATAAAATCGTTTGACACACCCACTTGTGCCCAGTTGACATATTGTGTTAATTTAAAATGTCTTCCTACCAATTCAGGCCATAAATTAAAACCACAATCTTCTTCCGGATGCGCTGAAAAGCTGTCTCCAAAAACCCATAAATTATTATCCATTGTTAGACACCTTGATTAATTTGTTGTACTCTGGCAAGTACAAATATTCTATTTCACTGTTGGCAAGTGTACGTAGTGCATCGTCTAGTGTTTCAACTAGCGGTTCGCCACCGAGATTAAAGCTGGTGTTGAACAAAATAGGCATACCAGACTCTTTATAAAACTCCGTAATCAAATCATAGTAGTGTTCGTTCTGTTCACGCTTGACTGTTTGTATACGGCAAGTGCCATCCACGTGAATAATGCTGGGAATCTTTTCAGCAACACCCGGCTGGCAATTCATAGCATACATCATATGCGGGCTTTGTTCTAGCCCACGCATATCAAACCACTCGTGTGCGTGTTCATGCAAGATACTGCCGGCAAATGGGCGAAAGTATTCACGGCGTTTCACACGATTCACATAGTCTTTACCGTCAAGATTTGTTGGATCAAATAACAAACTACGATTGCCCAGCGCACGTGGGCCAGCTTCTGCTCCGCCTTGGAACATGGCCACAATATTTTTCTTACGTAACAATGCCACTACTTGTTCTTTAGTAACAGTTTCTACACTGTCAGCATCATACTTGTCAGCAGTAGTTTGAATTTGTTCGTCACTGTAACGATATGTAGGACCTAGATATAAACTTTCTGCATAAGGCCGTACTCGCTTGTCTTTGGTAATTTGATAGTGCATGGCCAGTGCCGCACCAATACAAGTACCTGCATCGCTAGATATGGGTTCTACGTATATATTAATGCCTTCATCTTTAAGTGCATCTAGATAATGGTAGTTGGCAACACAATTTAATCCATAACCACCACAAATAACCACATTGTTGTGACCAGACATTTCAACAGACTTGCGAATCAAGTCCACAACCATGTCTTGACTTTGTGTTTGTACTGCATACGCCATGTCTCTGCGATTTTGTAATAGTGTGACGTCCTTGTTGTAATTTTCAGGAGTGGATAATTCAGCATATCTGCCATCATTAATAACTGCGCCGTTAGGATAGGTAGGAACGACTATATTTCTATCAGTTGTTTTCCACTTTGCTTTGCCATCTATGTCTGAATACAGTTTAGGAATCTTGTCGTTGGGTTTACCATAAGGAAATAACCCCATGGTCTTGCCAGCTTCAATAGGTTGCCAGCCACAGTAACGTGTAACTGCTTCGTATGCTTTGGTAATTCCAGCAGTGTCATCTATAATACACTCATGTGTGCCGTATTCACCTTTGATTGCAGTGGAATCCATATCTGGTATATGTGCTTGTACCCAAGGACCGTTGCCGCCAATGTGTCTATACAATGTTTTAAATTCAGCAGGATAACGACATTCAAAAATACTTTCTAATTCCCACGCTGTTGCTGGACCGTTAGATGAATTAATTTTTAAAAATGTACCAGCACCATCCACAATAAGTGCTACTGCTTCTTTGAAGCCACTACGATAAAATGCAATAGAAGCATGTAGCTTGTGATGTTGTTCACTATAATCAATAACTTGCGGATGATTATAAATGTCAATGCCTGGACTTTGGTCAATGAGTCCTAATTTACGTGCCAAGCCAGTATACACATCGTCACCCGTAAAGTCCACACGGGCCGCGCTGGATTCCAAAGTCTGTGTGTGTGCAATCACTAGGTAATCCAGTTTATCAGTGTATTCTCTAATTTTAACCATGGCCGCAAATGGCCCGCCATCGTATTTGTGTCGACTAAAACGTTCTTCCTCACTGGAGAATACAATTTCGCCATCTTTTAAAAGACATACACCTGCATTGTGGCCGCGTGTTACGCCTGCAATCCATAAACTCATAATTATTTCCCTGTGTTATATGTGGGCACTGGAGTAGTACCAGGCACCAGTTTAGTTTTTTTCTGTTCTATTTCTTCAGTACCGGTCTTTTTAGACGATTTGCCAAGACGTTTGCGTATTGCATCAACTACTTCTTTGATTTGTTTTTCAGATAGCTCCATGACTTCATCATTCAAGCGGTCACGTTCCTCGTCCATGGCCACACGTATTGGACTGTAAACACGTTTGCCTTCGCCCACATCGATAATATCAAAATCTGGATCGTTGGGATAAGAAATATTGATAGGATACGTGCTTCCAGTAATGATGGTTGCTGTTTTACCCAGTGCTTTCACAATGTGTTGGCCCACACTGTCGCAACCCAAGAAATGATCTGCCACTTGGATAACTCCAGACCAGCCGCGTAGGTTGGGTATTTGCGGTTGTGCAACTGGAAATTTGCCTGCATCGTTATCAGTTAACTTCAGCGGAACTTCACTCATGATGATTATGCCGTATTCTTTTTTGAGAATATCAATGATACTGATAACATTGTTTAGTTGGAAACTGCGCGAAGTGCTGTCAATGATAAAATCGCCAATAGTTTCAACACTACGACCAAATGGTTGTATAACAATCACCTTGTCAAAGCCTGTGACTTGTTTGATTTCTTCCACTACATTGGCACCCTGTACCATTTCTAATTTATTAATATAAACTTTTGGATCTGTAAGTGTTCGTATGCCTTTGTTATTGATGATAATGTCAAATGCCTGTGCTAGGCTACACTTTTGATTGTAGTACTCCCACAATCTGTAAGGTTCAGGAGTGACACAATTTCTATCTTTGATAAACTGGTCAAACAATCCTTTGTGCCCCACGTCATACGCTCTGTTGTGCAGTGTGGGATGTCCTTTGAAGAAATCCATACCGCCTTCGCACACGATAATAAAATCATCTTCGGGCGATTCTTCTATAAATTTTTCAAAAGCTGGAATAGAGCATATAACGCGGCCTGCGCCGCCGTTGATAAAAAACGCTGAAGATCTTGACATTGGTATACCTTTTAGATTGTGAGATATTTATAGCTAGTATAGCACAGCCAAAAAAAAAGCACAACCTAAATTGTGCTTTTCTATCAATAAGTAACCAATTAAATGATAGCTTGGGTGTAGTCACCTTGTGGTGGTTTACCGTCATCTGGATGCTCTGGAAACATTCTCAATGCAATTGCTGGCGGAACATTTGCTAAAACTACTGGCAAATCGCGCAGTGCTTGACGATATGTTAGCCAAACTGCTTTTAATTTTTCTGGAGTGTCAATGTTAATATTCCCGTCAGTGGCGGCAAGTTCATAATTACGCTTGCGACGAATATACTCCCATGTTACTTCTTCTTTCATGGCATGACCAAACAGTGCTTCAAGTGGAGTAAACACTGGAATAGTTAATGCTCCAGTTTCTAAATTTACTTCAGTGCAGTATTTGTCGTAAATGTTACGCACCAACAACGGCTCTTGATAAGTCAATTGTTTGAAGCCTGGAATGTCCGGGCTGTCTGGATGCGGCACTGAGTGGCTATGATCGTCTTCAGCTTCGTCAATAACAGGGCCGCGAAGTTGACAAAATAATGGATTTTCAATGCAATCCACTTCAAAGTATCTGCTTCCCAGTGGTAAAGGACGACCGTCTGCTTTTTCTTCTTCCGTAATAGGGCCGGCAGTTTCCTTTCCGGTGATTTCGTCAACGATAAGAAAAATCTTATCAGGACCATCATAGGTTGTTGTACGCTTTTTACCCTGTGTAAAGCTGTGATCAGTATAAAACTGATTGGGTATATCGTATTCATATTCTACTGAAACCATTGCCATTTGTATATCTCCTAGTGTCTTATTTATTAATTAAAAGTATGTTATTTTAACCAATCCGGAACCACCTGTTCCGCCCTGTCCGCAACATACTGTACCGCAATATGTGCTTTGTGCGCTCATTCCGCCTGAAGCATACGGCACTGTCCAGCAACCACAACGCATCCAGCATTCTGCAAGACTGGTGTAATTGCCGCCAGTATTTATTCCAGGAGCCGCTGTGGATTGGTTATATCGTTTCCAACAGTGACATGCGTCACCTGGATATGTGTAAGGACCTGCCGCAGAAAATGCACCGTTGTGTGTGAAGTTTGAAAAATGTCCGCCTGGAGTTCCTGAATTTTGACAACTGTGCATGTATGATGCACATGAATCAGTCCAGCTACCGTTTGAACAGCCGGCGCCGCCTCCACATGCACAAAAGTTACTTAAATTATAGCCGTTCACATAACTGGTACAGCCGTTCTCTCCTCTACATTCAATGCTCAAACAACGGTACACACCTGCCGCACAAATGGTATATTGACATCCTGGAAAAGCACACACAGCCACCTGATTGTGCATGCCGCCGCTGGCTCCCATCCAGTGCTGGCAACGATCACATACACAAGCACCTGCACCATTTCCGCCAGCGCCCCATGCTTCAAATTTCACAGCTTTTACACCGCCTGGCACTGTCCATTGACAGCAACAGCCCGGTGTACAAAAGTTAGGATCACCGTATACCCAGAATGTACTGTAAGTATCACGTACCCCCGGTGCTAATTGATCGTTGGTAATTGCTCCAGCAACAATATTAACTGCTGTGACCCTACCTGCCTTGTAACTTGTATAGCTTGCCATTTATTATTCCTATTTACATGTAGGTTATTTTAACTAAACCTGAGCCACCAGTGGCACCTTGACCACAGCACACAGTACCACAGTATGTACTCATAGCGCCTTGTCCACCATTACCGTACGGGCTAGTCCAGCAACCACAGCGCATCCAGCATTCGCGTAGAATTCCAATAGTTTGTGTTCCAATAAGTGGAGCAGTGCCTTGCATGGTTTCTTGGTTGTGACAGTGACAAAACACGTTTGCGCCGGTCCAGGGTGGTGCCCAAGGCACAATATTCATATCAGCGCCGTTGGCATTTGGAGCACGACAATAAGCAAAACAGCCGTTACAATATGTGTTCCAGTCGCCTGTAGCACATCCACTATTCCCGCCGCAGGCACAAAAGTTGCCGCTTATATTACATCCGTTTACATAACTTGCACAACCATTACAGGCCACACATTCAATACTGTTACAACGATAAACTCCGCCAGCACATACTGTGTATTGCCAGCCTGGGCATGTGGCCAATGTTTTTTGAACATAGCCGCCACCACCTGCACCTTGAAAGTGTTGGCAACGATCGCATACACATGCTCCGTGACCATTTCCGCCTGCACCCCAAACATCAAATGTTATTTTTTGCACATAACTTGGCGTTGTCCACAAACAGCAACAGCCTGGTGTGCAGTTGCCAGGATCACCATAGACCCATTTTACTCCAAAATTCTTTGCTGTATCTGCATTAAAATTTGCATCGCATAATGCACCATCAGCAATTTCTTCTGGAGCTAGTACTCTATAACTTGAATATGTTGCCATTTATTATTCCTATTTACTGATATGTTATTTTAACTACGCCAGCGCCGCCTGTAGCACCCTGGCCGCAACATACTGTACCGCAGTACGAAGAAAATGCACCACCACCGCCCATTCCGTAAGGGCTAGTCCAGCAACCGCAACGCATCCAACAAACTTGAGCATGGTGTTCATTACTGCCACCCAAGAACGGAGCCGCAGTCATTGTGGTCCACTGGCAATGACAATGGCAATTCCATGCGCCTGACCATACACCAGCATGATTGCCCATTCCAAAATCGCCGCCGTTGGCCACCGGACCCACACAGCATTCCCAGTAACTGAAACATGGGCTTAAGAAACTGCCTTCTTGACAGCCAGTAGCACCACCAATAGCACAGAAGTTAGCCAAGTTGCATCCGTTAACATAACTTGTACAGCCGTTACATCCTTGACATTCTTGACTTAGACAACGATAAACTCCGCCAGCACATACTGTGTATTGCCAAGCATCGCAAGTTGAAATCATTTTACTGTTATAAAACCCGCCGCCGGCGCCTTTCATACGCGAGCAACGATCACACACACATGATCCGTGGCCATTGCCACCAGCGCCCCATATTTCAAAATGCGCTCTACGCACACCTTCTGGCACTTGCCATTGACAGCAACAACCGGTTGCACACTGATCTGGACTTCCAAAAAACCACTTTGTGCAAAAGCAATGACGTGCGTCAATGCTTAGTTTTGCACTAGTGACTGATGTGTTTGCTATCTGGTCCCCAGGTACCTGCCTGTAATCTTGATAATTTGCCATAATTTTCCAATAATCTTTTTAGATTGAGAAGATTCTCCAACCGTATGTGGCATTATAATAAATTAAATCAAATGCCGCGCCGTTTGTATTTACTGTTAAATCTGCCGCGTCACCTTGAATTGGTTGACCGTTACGTGCCACAGTTAAGTTTCTAGCGTTGAATGTTCTTGCCACGTCAACAAAGCGAATTGTATCGCCTTTGAGTGGACTTCCTGGCAATGTGACTGTCACTGCACTGCTACTTGTACTTACCCAACAAAAGTCTCCAGCCGCCGCAGTACCACCAGCATTGGCAAAATCCACATAGTTCCATGAATTTACACCTACTGATTGCCAACCTTGAGAATTATAAACTTCAACATATTTTTTATCACTATTATAACGCAACATACCTGCAACGCCAGTGGCATTGCGTTGAGCAGTTGTGCCTCTTGGCAGTGTGGCACTGTCTGTGCTGTTTAAAATTACAGCGCCAGTCACAGTGAGTGTACCAGCTACCAGTGTGTTACCAGCCGCATGATCAACTGTGAACTTGTTACTGTTAATTGCAAATGAGCCAGTGGTTGCTGTCATACTAACAGCTCCGCTGAACGAACCAGATGTGGCTACCAATGCTCCGCCACCGTCAAATGCTGTTGCCCAGTTAACGCCATCACTGTATAGTGTTAGAGTAGAACTTGCTGGAATCACTTGTGAAGTTGTGCCGCTGGAAGCTGGCCCAATAAACACACCGCCGCTGACTGGCGTAAATGTTATTGTGATGTCTCCAGTTGTAGCGTTATAAAATACCTGTTGTTGACCAGCAAAGGGTACTGGATCGCCAATGGTCACAGTGTACGGAGCAGTTCCAGTAAATTTTGTAAACAATCCTGCATTAGGCGTTAACAATGATGCTGTTGTCGTTGTTGACGTAGACGATACTACGGTATTATAACGTGCCATATTTTTATCTCTCTTTAATATTAACTTGTACTTGTTTCAATTCCATAAACGTTAACACTTACTGCGGTACCGTTTGATGATGCCATGATATTTAAGCCACTTTGTGCTACCAAACCAGTGCGTTCAAATACACCGTTTGGTGCTACCGCAGTCAAAAACTCTATGTATTCACTGTTAGCAGGTGTATTGGTAGTCGATATTGCTAATCGAATATTTACAGATGCTGTTGGGCTTTGGTTTGTAAACGAAACGTTAAACACACTGTAACTGCCCGTTGACACAGTATACACAGGAGTACCCGCTGAAATTACGATTGTACCCGATGATAAAAACTGTGTTCCTAATCTTCCTGTTGTCATATTAATTCTCCATTATTTTTGTAAGAAGTATGCCATTGCTACTGGCGCACCGTCGATTCCACCCACGAAATTCATTTTAGAAGTTACCAAAAGTTCATTTCCGTAGAAGTTGGATATCGTATTGTTAGCAAGATATACTTGTCCAGCTTGTAGTGTATTTACGTTCAACGAGCTCGATCCACCTCCAATCTGTGCTGTAATGTATGCTTTGATAGCTTTTTGTGTTGGAACAACACTATCGCTATTGGCTGTAAAGTACGGATCTGTTGAAAAGCTAGTAATAACTGCTGAACCCACACCCAGTGTAACTGCACCCAACTGCAATGATTGTAGTCCAGCCAAGTTAAACGCATTGGCGTTCAATGTAGCAGTACCAGTTGCCTGTTGTACTCCAAACAAGTTACCCACGTTGAAGTTACCGTCTTGGTCAGTACTAGTAAAGAACACTCGTCCGCCGCCTGAACTGTTGGTTTGGTTAGCTTGAATTGCTAGTGTTGGATTAACAAACGGATAGTTAGTGCTTGTGAAATTACCAGTACCAATATATAAGAAATCGTGTCCAGTTAATCGCACTTGACTGTATTTCAAACGAGTCGTAATTGGATCACCGTGTGCCGGTGCTAAGGCAGTTGTTAATGCAGGATTAATTTGGAATGTTGCTTGGTAATTTCCAACCAGTCCGCCTGTAATAGTTACACTGACCAGTTTGTACCATTGACTTGTTCCGCCAATACTTGCAAATTGCACGTTAGCGCCTGCTGTTGGCACAGTGTATAGATTTGATACTGCAACAAAACTACTGACTTGATACAACTCACTGTATCCGTCGCCTTGAGTTTGAGCAGTGGCCGTTGCATTATTAGTACCGCGAGCAGGAATACTTGGGTTACCCAATACTCCATCGCCGCCACGCACACGAATTGTTGCTGTCTTGACTTTGTTAGGATCAGTTTGCGTAGCAATTGGGCCTGCACGATATGTACCAGTTACTGCCTGAGTTGATAGTGTCACTGGAGTAGCACTGCCTGCGGTAGCACTTACTTTGAACTGTGTGCTGGTAACAGTTGAACCAATTACAAAATAAACTGTATTCAATGCTAGACCGCCAGCAGTTACACCAATAAATTCAACTGGTTGACTGTCAACTAGGTTAGTTGTGTCCGTTGTGGTAATCAAGTTTGTTGTGACTGTGGTAGCAGTAATATTGCCTTTTGGATATCCCGATCCTGGTTCAATCATACGGATCTCATTCACAGTTCCGCCAATAGCTTTCATACGACCAAGTGCTTGTGCGCCTGTTCTAATGCTGGCGCCCACAGTGCCGCTGGTGTTGCTTACCGCTACCCATACTGGGTTGTTGCTTGGATTACCAAACACCACAGCTTGCCAATTGCTTGAACTTGGCATTGTTTTCACAGTCCAATTCAATCCGTCTGGGCTAGTAGCACACACGTCTGTACCTTGGGCAACTGCAAAGAACAATCCTTGTCCGTAGTGGATATTGCTCCACGAGTAAGTTGAACTAAGAATACTTCCAGTAGTTCCTGTTGATGCAGGACATGCTGTCCATGTGGTAGCATTGTCTACTGTGACTGCCACTGCTCCTGTAACTGCTAATGCAACAAATCTGTTGTTACCAAATGCAACGCTAGTCCATGTTGTGCTGGCTGGCAAGTTGCCGCCCGCCGCCCATAACCCAGGATTAGCTTGGCTAGTAGATGTTTTATTGCCGCCACCACCGTTAACTGCCACAAAGTAACCATTACCAAATGCAACTGCATTATAGAAACCAGTTGATGTGGCTGTGATAGCACTTGAACGATCAATCCATGCGCCTGCCGCAGTTGGGTTAGTAGCTGACACAGCACTGGCAGTGTTGGTAGTTCCACCAACAGCAATGTAAACTCCGTTGCCATATGCAATAGATAACAAATCTGTCTTGCCTGTGGCCGCGCCTGCTAGCCATGCTGTTGTTATTGCTGTTGCAGATGTGCCAATTGGAACTATTGAGCTCACTGCCGCACCGTTTGCAATTGCCACAAATCGTGAATTACTATCAGTAATTGTAACAGTTGGAATTGAAGTGTAGCCAACTCCTGAATTTACCAATGTAATACTGCTTACACCAGCGTTGGTCAACACTGCTGTGCCAGTTGCTAGCGTACCAAAGTATGTTAAATTTGCAGAGCCGTTGGTTGTTGTTCCAGTAGTGTGTATTGGACCACTTGAAGTAAATGTTCCACTTGCACCGCACAGATAGAAGTTGGTAGTACCAGCATTGTTGTAAGAATAATATGTGCCCTGCGTTGCTGTTCCGCCTGAGCTCCATGCTGTTGCGCTGATTCCTGCAGGATTGCCCACTACAACAGTTGGTGTTGACAAGTAAGTTTGACCATATGTTGTCATGGCAAAACTGGAAACTCTGTCTATGGCCGCTGTTGCTGTTGGAACTGTCAAGTATCCAGACCCTGGAACAAGCATTGTTACGCCGGCAACAGCACCGTTCAACACTGTGGCAATGGCCACAGCTCCTGAACCGCTTGCACTGGTAAACACAATGGTTGGAGGAGTTGTATAACCCAATCCGCCGCTGTTAATTGTCACGCTGACAATTTGTTGAGCTGTTGCACCTGTTCCTAAATTAGCAGTTAACACTGCGCCAGAGCCGCCAAAGCCACCCAATACTGCCACTGCAACAGCACCTTGGCCGCCACCATAAACAATATCAGTCCATGTTTGGCTACTAGGTTGTGCACCAGCCGCTGGCCACGATGTTCCATTTGTGCTGTAAGTGGTTGCTGTGCCACCACTTGAAATTGCAACAAAGTTGTTTGCGCCGTATGCGGCCGCTGTCCATGTTGCTGTAGCACCTAATGTTCTTGCGGTAGCAGTATATCCTGGGCCAGTATAACTGATACGTGGTTCAACAATATAAGTTGTTGTTAAGTCAGGAGTGTTACTAATTGTTGTTCCTGGAACAACATGGTCCCAACCTGCCGCATATAAAGTCACTGTTTGTGCAGAAGTATCCGATGTAATATCAAACACAGTGCCACCGCTTGTTAAACTAATTGTAAATTGTGTAGCACTGGAAATAGTTTTTACATAATACAATACGTTTGCACTTGCGCCGCCTACTGCTGTTCCAAGATAAATTGGCATGTTGGCAAACAATGTTGCAGTGCTGGCCACAGTTAGCAAGTTGCTTGAAGCAGTTGTATCTGTAACAGTTAAGTTTGTAAAACTATCTTTGTATATTTGTGCTACTTTATTACCATTGTTGAATGATAAAATGTTGGCATATTGACCAACTCCAGTACCGCCAGTAAGTTGAACACGCATACCCACATAAGCCGCACTCAACGCACTGTCAGTGGCCGCAAGATTTATTTCACCAATAACGCTACTTTGAGCAGTGTTGGCCACAGAAACATAACTTGTTCCGCCAACTGATGTAGATGTAGCATCTCCGTTGTCTGTCAAACGTGTTTCAAATATGGCCGCGTCACGGAATTCATCAGCAACCACAGTGATGCCGTAGCCTGAGCCACTGGTGGTGTGTACAGTATTACTATAGTTCTGTCCAGCATTGCCAAATTCATAACGCAGTATCTTGTTAGTTGTGTCTGTTATCACAGCGGTGATTTGTGCCTGTGCTGAACGGTTGTTCAATGTGGCAGTGATTGGAGTTTCATATGTGTCAGTGCCTTCTGCAATACAGCCGTATGTACCATATGAACTGTTACCGTTGGTAGCTCGCATACGTCCGCCCAGCTCTGCCAAGTATCCAGCATAGCCATAGTAGTTGAACACTGAAACTAATTCAGTTAACGAACCAGAACCTGTACACCATACGCCAATACCATCGCTGATAATTGTTGTAAAGTCATTCTTGACCATGGATTTGTTACCACCAGCATGTAAGGCCGCATCAATCTTGGCGCCTGAGCAAGCTGTTCCAAACATAGTGACGTTTTGACTATAGTGCGAACGGGTGTTGACCCATACGTTTGTATCTTGGGGGCCAAATCCTGGATCCAATGCCACAAACGCACCTGCTGTTGGACGTTTTGTACCGTACTGATTGACAGATGTCAATGTGCCGGTTAATCCGTTCAATGTGCAGTTACGTAAACCTGTTCCGTTACGCACACGGAACATGTCAGACATCATTGAACCATTAACCGCATTTAAGTAAAGCTCAACAGCTCTACGTGTTTTGTGATTTCCTGGATATTGTAAATCGTAAACAATTGCATCAATAAATGAATATGTATCACGAACACATTTTGTTAAATCATATGAGTAACGAGCAGTTGCCAATCCGTTGGCGTCTATTAATCCAACTGGAGTAGCACTGTTTTGCACTGCTGTAATTGTAAATGTTGTTGTGCTTGGAGTTGTTAATACATAATATGGTGTGTTCAATGTTAGATTGCCAAATATTCCGCCCACAGTTGCTGGCATTGTGCCAGATTGCGTCGATGTTATGGAAAACACACTTCCTGCATACGTGGATTTAACTGTGATATGTGTGCTGTCTGGAATAGTGTTTACATAATATGTGCCAGCTGATAAATTACTGATAGAAGAACCGGTTAAAACAATTTTCATTCCCACTACAAAACCAGTACTTGAACTAACAGTAAGTTGATTTGGACGTGTGACGTCACTTGAAATCGTTGTGCCAGTAACAGTTGCAGTGATTACAGTTGCACTTGTAAATATTACTGGATCGCCAATAGTAAGATTATGATTAGCATTGGTTGTAATTACATTGCCAGTAGCCGCAGTGGTAGTCACTGCATTGTTGCCGCCACCATAACTTGAATTGGTGTACGCGGCTGCTTCGTATGCAAGGAATTTCTTGTTTGCACGAAGTATCTCTGCACCTTGGATTGTTCCCTGTGAGTTGTTATATGCCACAGTACCAAAAGTTTGAACAGTTGCGCCTATCGTTGCAGTGGCAGTCATACTACCAACTGTGTTGGTAATAGTAGTGGCAGTTCCTGGGAATGTTCCTGGGTAAGCGGAAGTGATAGTTAAAGTTGTGCCGCTTGCAATACTGTTGATCCAATATATGTTGTTTGGATATATGCCGCCTGCTGAATTCAATGTGACAGTCATAGTGCCACTACCGTTAACCAATGTAAGTGCCGATTGGCCAGGAAGAATTGCAAGTTGAATTGTACTGCCAGTAGCACCAACCACATAGTATGGCTGATTACTCTGCACATTACCAAACACCGCGCCAGTAAAATAAACTTGCTGGCCGTTCACAATACCTAAACTAGACACACTGGCACCTAAAGTGATAACGTTACTTGAAATAGTACTGGCAGTGGTTGTGATATTTGCTGGTAATCCAGTGAATGTAATTTGCTGGCCCACTCGCATGTTGCTGGTACTGCTGACTGTTAATACGTTTGTGCTTGTGGTAGCAGTTGTTAATGTGGTAGTTGTTTTACCTAAAATATCTGCCACAGCATCGTTAATGATTTCACTTGCTGTTACAACTGAGCCGTTGGCTGCAAGATTTTTAACTTTGTAGCCAATGAAATTGATAGCACCAATTTCAGCCGCTAACTGGTTAGCAATAACATACTGTGCTGAACTGATTGCTCTAAAATAACTGTTAGCCGCAATAATACTGTTAAAGTTAGTGCCCAAGCCAACATCATATGCCAATGCATCCACAATAAGACCCGAGTCTCTAAAACATGTGGCTGTGTTGAAATTCAATGTTTGATAGAATTTTTGTACCCACGACACTGCATCGTTTTGGATTTCTGTGCGACGTGAAGCAATTGCACTGTAGGACAAGCCAGGCGCACTGGTTGTATCTAGTGCGCCACTTGTGACTGGAGTAATTAAATTGTTACCAGTCACAGTGTATGTACCAGTTGTTGCTGTGTTGGTTGTACTGATGGTGTATGTGCCTGTGGTGTTAGGTGCATAAAAACTATATGTGCCAGAGGCTTGTGTTGTTAACAGTGCCGCCGCGCCCCAATAGTCAACCAATGTAATTGTAGTACCGCTGGTGTATGATGAAATAACATACGAGCCTGCTGGCACGCCTGTACCAACTACTAGTTGTCCAGCCGCAACGTTTACCGCAGTAGAAAGAACCAACGTTTGTGCTGTTACCGCGCCGCCGCTGGAGTAGTTACCAGTAGCAACAGTTGAAACGCCAGAAGTTTGATTTACAAGATATGTGCCTGCTGGAAAAATACTTGCGCCAGTTATTGGATCGTTGGCTGTTAATAATGCACCCGGTGTAGGTGTTCCAGAATTAATAGCTGTAAATGTCACAGTGGTTGCGCCGTTTGTCACTGTGGTGGCCGCATTAAATGTTGTGGTGTTGTTGCTGGCATTGTTAATCCAATAGATAACATCACCCACACGTTGCGCCGCAAATACTGCCGATGCCATAGATCCTGCATTGCCAGTTGTAACTTGACTTGTAGCATTACCTGCACTGGCTCCGACTCCTGTCTTCAAACAAATTTGATATATTACAGTTTGTAATCTTCTATAAGCCGCAACGGTGGCTGTCTTTTCTGAGCCTGCAATAGTTAATACAAAATTTGAATAGTAAGACGAACCTGCAATTAAACTTTGATTGTTACAACCATAAGTCAAGTCGTATGCCACTGCGGCTATTAGATAGCCAACGTCACGTTGGCACGATGCTTGTCCGGCCGCACCCAATGCTGTCCATACTGAGTTGTAATTTACATTTAAGAAAGCTGAAATTTCATCTCTAATAAAGAAAAAGTTCTGATTAATTTGTGCCTTGGCATCACCAAATCCTGTCAAATAACTTGTGTTATAACCTGATGGGCTTGTGTATATGAATTGCGGAGCTTGTACAATACCATTGTTCAAAATGTTTTGCATTGTGGCAACGTTTGTAGTTACACTGTTAACTGCTGTTTGAGAACCAGTGTTGCCTGCTGTTAAACTTACATCTTGATTTGAAACAATACCTGCAACTGTTTGCGGCCCAGCTGTTGAACCACTAAATGAAACACTTATGGGTGTACATGCTGTCACAGTGTTGGATCCATTAAATCCTGCAGGAGTCACACCGCTGATTGTAATTTTTTGTCCCACAACAAACGGCGCTGAAGTTTGAGTAGCAAACGTAAGTGTGCTTGTGCCGCTGGAACTGCTGGCGGCTGTTGTAGCCAACACATACTCATGTCCAGTACTGTTTGAGATAACAGTGTTAGATGCCAAATCGCTCAGCAGTGCTTTAACACGATTTAAACTGTTGACTGATTTTGGTTTATCATTAACTAGACTAGCAATGGCAGTTTGTGGTTGTACCACTGTGCTACGAAGTTCATCGCCTGTGATAGCAGTGTACGAAGGAATTATAATTGGCAATACTTCATTATAAGTTCCAGTCTTGACACTGATAGTTGTTTGTGGCTGTTGTGCAACTGGAATTCCTGCGCTTACACCAGCGGTTAGTGCGTTAGTTACGATGGTAACTAGTGATTGTGCAATAGCTGTTGTGCCGGTTTCTGCTGTTATTGATGCATCAAATAATTGTACTGCTGGACTTGCAACACTGTTCAAAGTTTGATAGTTGCTTGCTGGTGCTGTTTGTGCCAGCACATTGCCAATTAATGTAGACAAATAAGTATCTGCGCCAACAAATGTAGTTACTTGACTTTGTACAGCTGAGTTAATGTATCCTGAACCTGCTGTGTTGATATAAGCACGAGCGTTGTACACAGTCTTTGAAGTGCCGCCGTGACCTATATCAAAGATAACTCCTTCAAGAATGTAGTCTGCATCGCGTTCAATTTCTGATTGAAGACTTGTGTAATATTTTGCTTTGGCAGTGCCAGTACCGGCCGCTGTTAATGCTGTTCCGTTGTATGTGGCCGCAACTGTAAAGCTAACACCTGCTGTAATCGCTTGCACATAATACACTGTGGAATAAGTTATGGCAGAACCAGTAATTGTAAGACTACCAGTTTGTGCTGTAAATGTCATTGGCATTCCAACATACAATCCAGATGTGTTGCTAGTTAAAAATGTGCCGCCAGTGGTGCCGGTAACACTAGCTTGATATGTGTATGATACATAGTTGCTAACTTCTTTGATTACAAATTGTTTGTTTCTTGCCAGTAAACTGGTAGCATTGGAATTTAAATATCCGTCTTCAATCAGTTTGGCCGTGTAACGAACAGTTTTCCAAGGTTTGTCAAGGGTTAAGCCTTGTCCCAAGCCCACGCTGTCTATTCCTGTTGGAGCAACATACACCACATTATTAATAACACCAAAATAACTCCAAGCGGGTGCTGATCCAGACACACGAAGTATTTGGCCGTCTGTTCCGATTGGCAAACGTGTAGCGCCAGTGGCGCCGTAATAGTATGTGTCGCCCTGAGTGGTCAATATTGCACTGTTAGTACCAGCCGCTAATAAATTCCAATACGTTCCTGTTAGATCTGCATCCGGGCGGTTGCCGCTGGCGCCAATGTGTGCGCTGACGCAGATATAACTGCTGGATCCAAAAAATACTGCATCGCCCAACACATAAGTTGTGCCAGTAGTCCAAGTTACTGCATTACCTGTTGTGGTAATACCAGCTGATTGAATCACGCCGCCGCTTGCATTTGTGACAGTAACGGTAATATCATTGGCTGGGCTTATGCCGCCAACACTGGTACCCAAAATCTTAACAGTATCCACATTGACATACCCTGTTCCGCCAGCATTAATGGTCACAGCATAAACTGAATTGCTACGGGTCACATTGAATGTTGCACCAGAACCTGCACTGGAAATGTTTGTTGCACTAACCGCAGTATATGTTGCGTTGGTAGCATTGTAACGAATGCCAGGATTTAATCTTGTCCAATATGTTGCAAATGGAGGAGTATTGTTTGTTGTGGCAACTACTGACTGACCAGTTGTTGCTGACAATGTGACTGCTGTTGCAGATCCCGGTGTTGCACTAACTTTAAATTGATTAATTGTACCAATAACGTTAATTGTTGTGGCACCAGTGTACTGACTGTTATTAACTTGCCATGTTAGACCTGAACCAGAAACAATGTATGTTCCTGCGCTGATACCAAGTCCAGTAACAAACATACCAACTTGTGGATTTGCGCCAGAAGACACTGCACCAATGGATAATATTGTGCCAGCGCCAGACGCACCGTTACTGATTGAGCCGCCTGTGAAATTACCAGTTGGGCTTGCCACTGTTGAACCAATAACATAATATGTAGCTGTGTTTAACAATCCACCAATGCTGGATGCCACGGTGATAGGTAAACTATCTACTAGTCCGGTTGTGGAATTAACATTAATGAAGTTTGTTGTAACTGTTGTGCTGTTGATTGTAGGAGTTCTAGTTGTGTTATCTGCAATAGCAGTGTATGTGTATCCGCCTAGGCGTACAATAGAACCTACAAAATAATTTCCTGCGCTTGACCAATCACCTTGATAACTAAAACCTGTGGTGTAAACATCCCAGTACGCAGAACTTATGTCTGATGGTGTTTGAGTTGTTGAATGATTTTGTTTGGCAACATAAGCATAGCCGCCATAAGTTACAATGTCGCCAATCTGGTATGTTGTTCCGCCCGTCCAACTGCTTTCAAATTGGAATCCGTTGACAAAAATACTCCATTTGGTATTATCAAACGTTGCACTTGATGTGTGGTACGTTGTACAAATCCATAAATCAGCGCCGTACTTAACAACATCGTTTATCTTATAACGAACAGTACTGCCGCTCCATGTACCTAAATAAGTGATACCAGCATTAAATGTATCCCATTTGGCAGAGTCAGCTTCTTGACCCAATGCCGCAGTGTTGGCACTGAGGTGAGCAGTATTACAAAGATATGTAATTCCGCCGTATGTAATTAAGTCACGAACTTTGTATCGTGTGTTTGTAGTCCACGCACCTTGCCAGCTGAAGCTGGAAGCAAATGCGTCCCATTTACCCAAATCATATTCTAAACCAGTTAAGTTAGTGCCTACAATCGTGCCACCACTTGTATAAGTTGCAGTTGTTCCGTTTGAATAACTTACACTTGTTGTTGTACAAGCTGTAACAGTTGCAGTAGCATTATATCCAGCCGCACCTGCGGTAATGCCAGCAACGGTAATGCTAGATCCAACAGCAAACGGTGCTACTGGTAATGCAGAAAATGTAATTGTAGCAGATCCTGCTGTGCCAGTTGCGCCGGTGACTGTGACTGGTGCAGATGTTGCAATACTGGTATGAGCAGTGTTGGCTTGATATACAATTCCGCCGTATAACACTTGATCGTTAATATTATAAGAAGTGTTATTTGCCCAAGCACCGAGCCATTTAGCACCGTCAGCTACCACATTCCATTTGGTAGGATTAAAGTTCAAGTCTGTTGCAAACGCGGCTGATGCAGTATGACTAACCACGCAAATATAGGTTCTTCCGCCTACAGATATCACGTCATCCACAACATACGCAGTGGCCGCGGCCCATGCACCTTGATATACAAACTTAATTCTACCTAGTTTAAATTCTGCCATTTTATGTTCCTCTGATAATATTTATCTTAATACAATTTTTCAATTCTTAGTTGCCGATTTACAGCTTATCTGCCCTTCTTCGTCGAGTGTTGCATGAAGAAGAAAAACGCTGGCATATTGCCACCTATACCTGTGGTCGACCCAGTAAAGTTTATTTTACTTGTCATTTTGATGTTGGATCCAACTTGTCCGTTTGGTACAGTTGACGAAATTTTGTTTGGACCTCCGACTAATACACTACCTGCTGTTAACTGTCCAGTTTGAGTGTTTGATCCACCTTGACTCAAACGACTGGTCAAGTAAGTTTTAATGGCTTTTTGTGTTGGAATAACATTGTCGCTGTTGGCAACAAAGTTACCATCAGTACTAAACTGACTTACAACTACACTGGATCCGCCCACTGCAATTCCACCAAGACTCAACGTATTCAAACCAGTCAATCCAAACTGGCTGGCGCTCAGTGTAACAATACCAGTTGCTTGTTGTACTCCGAATAAAGTACCAACTTTGAAGTTACCGTCCTGGTCTGTACTGGCATAAAACACTTTGCCATAGTTGGTTTCAATAATTTGTTGCTCTTGTTTCAACCCCGTCTCAGTAGGAACACCGGGGTAATTTGATTGAGTTACGTTTCCGTAACCAATGTTTAAAAAGTCGTGTCCTGTTAGACGAACCTGGCTGTACTTTTGTCTAATACTAATAGTAGTATTATTTGCTGGACTCAGCGGAGTTGTCATGCCCGGTGATATTGACACATTGGCTTCAATGTTAGGTGCAACAGTTCCAAATACTGCGGTTGCACTAGTTACTTTGTAAACTTGATCCACTCCTGTGATTACCAAGTTGTCACCTGGCAATGGTAACCTAGACAATTGATCTAAAATAATTGTAAGCCCTGACTGGAATGCGTCAGCATATCCATTGCCAGTTACTTGTATTGCCGTTGATGTGTTGTTGTATCCAGATCCTTTTGACACAAACGTCGGACTAGACAATGTACCGCTACCAAGACGCGGTACCACTGTGGCAAGACTTGTCACGTTAGGGTCTGTAAATGTTACTGTGGGAACAGATGTGTAGGCTGATCCCGGTTCCCAGCTAGTAAGTTGGGTAATTATTCCTGATGTGATAATTGCTCTTGACTTTGTTTTGCATCCTGCTAAGAAACCACTACCGACATTTGTACCAGACAGGGTTGCAAATCTACCAATATAAGATATCACACCACCCACATTGTTGGCATAAAATCCAAATGCCACAGCGCCGTAGCCATCGTTGGTAACGGTCTGCGCCAGCCAGTTTGATCCATCTTCGCTGGTCCAACCACTTGCTCCTGCGGCTGATAGTGCAACAAATACGCCCTGACCATATCTAACATGGTCTGCGAAGATTGCCATATTTCCAGGCAACCATGTTGTGCCGTCTTGGCTGTAAGCTGATACAGACGATGTGTTGGATATTGCAACAAATATTCCTTGACCAAATGCAACACTTGACCATGTGGTACTTGAAGGCAATGTTCGTGTGGTCCAAGTAACACCGTTGGTACTTGTGGCCGCGTAGTTGCCGCCTGATGCTATAGCTACAAATATACCATTACCAAATGTTATGTCGGTAAATGTTGCAGTTGTAAGCCCAGAGCCTGCGCTCCAAGTATTACCAAAGTTATTTGAATAAACACAAGATCCTGAGTTAGCAACAACAACAAATACTCCATTGCCATACGCTACTTGACTCCAGCTAGTGCTGGAACCCAATGATATTGTTCTCCATCCCAAGCCCGATACAGATCTTACTGCATTGGTAGTTCCTGATGCTATGCCAACATAATAACCGTTGCCGTATGCAACTCCAGTCCAGCTGGCAGTGAACGGTAATGTTATGTTAGTCCACGTTAGTCCGTCTGATGAGCCAGCCGCTGTTGCGTTGCCGTTGGGGAAAGCAATCCAGTAATTATTACCATATGTCATTGAAGTATAACTAGTTCCAGGAGCCAACGATATTGTTGACACTGCTGGAGTTTGCGTAAAGCTGGGTGTGCTGTAAACAGGTCTCGGCTCAATAAAATAAACCGAAGATGCATCTAGCAATGCGGCTATTGGAGTTGCTGGATTCTGATGATCCCAGCCGGTAGCTACCACATTCATGGAGCCAGTACCTGCACTTTGCGCAAATGTACTTACACCCACGTTGGCAAACGAATCAGAAACTGTAAATCCAGTAGCTGAGATTGTATTAACATAATAAGTGGTTCCTTGTTGCACTGTGCTAAACAATGACGTGGAAAATGTGCCGTTGATGTTGCTGTAACCTGCTGTGAATTTGGTTCTAGTTGATGTTGTGGTACCTGTAGCAGACATACTAGCTACAGTTGTTAATGTTTTTAAGTTGGTGGTCAAACAAGTCTTAGCTGTCATAATACCAGTTGCTGGCCCGGAGCCAAATGCTTGTCCACCAGGAGTACTACTAATTGTAAACGAAAAACCGTCTCCAGCAACACCCAGTATATAATACACAGTTTCGGCTACTACTCCGCCAAATGTATTTCCCACAAACATGATTGGTTGATAATTTGGTGAACCGCCAAATCCAGCAGTAGAACCACATGTAAACAAGTTACCCGTTCCTGGACTGGACACTGATGTCACTGATACAGATGTTAACAGTGTAGAAATTTGAAAACTGGTTGAATCCACTAATTTACTAATGTAATATTTTGTGTTGGTTGAGATTCCGCTAGTACTAGTGTTAGTAAACACTATTGGATTTAACGGAGTCAATGACGCAACACTGGCCACTGTGAGTGCTTGAGTAGAACTGCTGGCGGCAGTTACCGTTACAGTTGCTAAAGAAGTTGATACTGTAAAGTTTGCTCCGTCTACTATATCATTAATATAGTAAGTGGTTCCTACATTTAATCCGCCAATACTAGTTCCAGTAAATGTAATCGGAAAGTTAACAACCATATTGGCTGTTAGACCCTGTAGGTAATTTGTGTAAGACGGATAATTTATATAGACATTGGATCCAATGGTTGGAATCGCTGTGGTCAATAACCAATCAACTGCACTGAATATTTGATTGGTAATTCTAAAACTATTGGCCACAGTATCGATAGATGAAATGTAGTATACAAATCCAGCGGTTAATGTGCTAATCAATTGTGTAGCAGTTGTAGTGAATGTGATTGGCATATTCACTGCCAACCCTGCTACACTGTTTACAAAAATTGCATTGGTGGTGCCGCCAGAAACAGATATTAGTGTCATGCGTGTGATACCAACTGTGCTAACAGTGGTAGCATAATATGTTGGAACAAATTGTACAGCTTGTCCAACATACAACGGCGCAATTGAATTTATTGGGTTGATGGTTAGTGTTGTGCTGTCGGACGATGTTATTTCTATTGGCACGAATGATTCTTTGGCCATATTAGCAATCTTAGTAGCACTGTTATAGTATGCAATATAACCATATTGACCTGCACCAGTTCCGCTGTTGATGAATAAACGCATACCAACATAGTTTGATAATAACAATGTATCAGACTGTGCAATTGTGATTTGTAGGGTATTTCCAGCCTGTGCATTGTTGCTGGCTGTTTGATATCCAGTTCCACCGTTTGTCACGCGAGTTTCAAATACAGACTGTGATCGTACTTCGTCACCTATGGCCAGGGCTCCTGTGCCAGCGCCAGTGATTGTGTAATTGGCGTATGCTGTGTATTTTGTAGTGCCAGCAACATCAAGATAGAACGATGGTGCGGCTGGTGTAACAGTTCCAGCAATTTCGTACTGCCCAGCATAGGCATAAGTTCCGCCGCTGGATGCACTACTCGAAGGGTAAAATACCACGGTAGCTGTTGTGTTTAGGCCTGTGGAATCTGCTGTTGAAAACCAAAGTCTGTACCAGCCGTCGGCCAAAGTAACCTTGCCAGACAGTGCTGGCGCTGTTATTGTTCCACTACCCAATGCTGTAGTGGTAATTGCGCTGGTACCAAAGTTGAAATTCACACCGTTGGTAACAGTTGTTGAGCCACTAAAAGTAACTAACAAATCGCAACTTGGTGCTGTGCCTTGTTTGACATACAAACTGGTTGTGTATTTTAATGCACTGCCAACTGGTACAGTGTTGCCTACTACGCCAGCTGATGGCAACGTTACAGTTGCTATAGAACTTCCTGATAATGAAAATACTGTTACTGTGCAATTATTTGCAGGGTTTGTTCCGCCTAGTAATGCTCCAGAAATAGTAATTTGATCGTTACCAATATATCCAGAGCCACCGTTGTTGACAGTGACCACATAAGTAGTGGCTGTTACTGCAATGTCAAATGTTGCACTTGTTCCCGATCCGCCAATACCTGCAATGTTAGTATATATTGCGCCTGCGGCTGGTATAGTTACTGCTTGTGAAAGTACTCCTGTTCCGGCAGTGGATGCTAAAAACCATGCGTCAGTCAAACCGGTGATTGGGCCAACTGTATTTTTTGTCAATGTTAAATTGGTAGGTGTCCATGCCGCACCTTGGAAATTATTACTGTAACCTAACAAATTAGTAGTGGTTGTATAGTATGAAGAGCCTGCATTAGCGTAGGACATTCTAATCAACTGAGCGGCTGATCCCAACGATGTGGCCACTTGAGCTTGTACCTGTGAACTTTGATTAAACACAACTCCAGTCAGTGGAGGTTCTGTGATATCATACCCTTCAGCAATACAACCGTATGTACCGTAACTGGTATTGCCGTTGGTCGCACGTAAACGTCCGCCGTCTTCTGCTAGATATCCAGCATATCCATAGTATGAGAACACACTAACTGCCTCACAGACTGAGCTGGGTCCTGTTACCCAAATACCCACGCCGTCTCCTATAACTTGTGTAAAGTCGTTACACACAATGGATTTATTTCCGCCATTGTGTAATGTTCCGTCAATTTTCAAACCTGTGCAACCATAACCAAATGTAGTTACGTTTTGTACATATGGACTGCGTTTAATAATCCATGCGCTGGTGTCGTCTGGGCCGGTTCCAGGATCAAGACTGGCAAATGCGCCGCCAGTTGGGCGGGCTGTTAAGTAGGTATTGATTGGTCCAAGAACGCCTAATAGTCCGGTTACAGTCATGTTGCGTAAGCCGCTACCGTTGCGTAATAAAAACATGTTCTTTAAACAATCCCCAGCATAAGCAGTTATTGAAACATTTGTTGCTAAAGTCAAGGCACTTAATGCGCCGTTCGGAGCTGTACTGACGCCAAACTGTGTTGCTGTAATTGAAGAACCAACTACGTAATAGATTGTGCCCGCTGTCAGCCCGGCAGTTGCAACAGTTGGTGTAAATGCCATGTTGTTGGTCAGACCAACAGTGCTTGCTACTGTAAACAATTTTGTTGATGGGTTAGCTGAAGTAATTGTTAAAATTAATCTAACTGCGGGTTGTACTACAGTTCCACGCAATTCGTCACCATTGATTGCGCAATTTGCTGGAACCACAATTGGTAATGTTTCGTTGTATGTGCCAGTTTTAACATTGATAGTTATTGTGGCTCCTGCGTATGTGGGTGGCAACCCAGTGGTACTGCTGTTTGTCAATGCTGTTGTAATATATCCAAATAATATTGTAATTGCTGGGTCAGCTGTTATTTCAATATTAGTTGTTGCTGGAAAGACTGGGGATCCTGTGGACACTTCATTGATTATTCTATTAACTCGATTTAATACCGGCACATTGTTTAATGCTTGATAGTTTTGTGCCGGTGCTGTATCAGTTAATACATTTCTAATTAATAGTAATAATTGATTTAGCGCCGCTATAAAATACGGCATTTGTGCTGTCACTGTGGCATTGATAAATGTTGTTGTACTTTCTTGAGCAAAATAAGCAAGAGCGTTTTGTACAGTTTGACTATTTCCGCCTCGTGTTATATCGTACAGGACTGCATCGATAACAAAACCAGCATCGCGTAATGTTTTAGCACCGTCAAAAACAGAACTTGGGCTGAATGGTGCTTGACTGATTGTTTTTTGATACAACATCCAATTATACATTTCAGTAGTTAACCACAATTTATTTGCGAATACTGCTTTAAATGTATTTAAATTTGCTGTTCCTGCTGATGCAATTCGACAAGCATGAGCAATAGTTTTAAAAGGACGATCTAATGTTTTGCCCCAACCTGCCGCGGCTGGGCCGTCAGTGCCTGTTGGCCCTACATAGAACACATTGTTGATATTCATGATTTGTGACCATGCAGGTACCAAATTGGATCCTTGAGTAGTTGCTCTTAATGCATACGCATCTACACTGATAGGAATTGCAGTAGGTTGGCCTGAACTATATGCTTCAATATCGCCAAAAGAATTCAATGCATTTTTCTGGTCATGGTTAATAAACACTGTCCAGTATTGTCGTAGTGTGTCCAAGTCTGGTCGTTTGGCTGAGCCGCCACTGTTTGAATGGCTTTGAATACACATGTAAGTGTCATTTTGCCAGATGGCAAGATCCCCTACACTGTAAGAAACTGTATCGAGTGCTGTCCAGAAATTTAACCATTCAGTATTTGAATTAATTAATTGCCAATTTGCACCAACTGCGGTAAATGCTAGGGTCTGTCCGTCAGTTGGAGTTCCGTCAGGGCCGCGGTCTAAAGTTATAGTGTTGATGTCAACAATTGTAGAAACTGTTTGTCCCAAAGTAAAACCAGTACCTAGTAAAATCATGCCGGGTTTAACAGTGGTTGAATCGCTGACTTTGAGGGTAGTGCCACTGCTTCCCACTGCGGTATATTGAATACTTGCGGCAGGAGAAGTAGGATCAGAATTAAGGCTATCAAACAATGCAATATACAAGCGGCCATTTTTACGCACAGTATCTCCAACTCTATAGCTGTCGAGCGCACTCCATGAGCCCCGTAGATTGTAATTTTTTGTGAATACTGTCCAGCTGACAGTATCTATAGACGGCACATTGCCCACGTTATTAGTAATGTTGCCTATGTATTCGTATCCGCCATAACTTACAATATCACCTATTTGAAAAACAGCAGTAACGGTCCACGAATTAGCATATTCTTCGCCCGGCAACCACATGGTCCATCTAGTTGGATTAAATGTAGCGGTAGAGCTGTGACCAGTGTTGGCTTTCCATAAATTGGCGCCGAACTTAACAATGTCATTTAATTTGTATCTCACTGTGCCGCCGGGTTGTGGCACACCTGCAACCACGTTCCATTCACCTTTGTAATCAATGCCGCTGTTAACTACGGTCCATTTGGATAGATCTGCTTCAAGTCCTGTGGTAGTTTCTGGATCAGCCGCCGCGGCTATGGCGCTGGCCGACACGTGATTGGCAACACAACGATAAACTATACCGCCATATTTGACAACATCTCCTAAGCCGTACACAGTGTTGATAGTCCATGTATTATTCCAGTCTGAAAATTCTGAATACTGAATCCAGTTAGTAGCATTGGTGGCAAATACTGTGCTGGTATGTGGTGTTACACAGGTATAAACTTGTCCGCCAAAAGAAACAATATTACCAGTATTATAAATTCTTGCTGTGACCCACGGGCCTCTAAATGTTTTACCTTCAAGAATAAGTACCCAATAAGGAGTTGATGCGCCTTGACCCGTTACAAAATTCAAATCGTTGTAAAAAGAAGTAACACTTGATGTGTGTGCAATTAAACAAGCATACGTTTTACCGCTGTATTCTACAACGGAATCTTTGCCATACACTGTGTTTGCTACCCAAGGTCCTAACCATGTGTAACGTAATCTGTTTATTTTAAACTCTGCCATTTTTATTCCTTAACTATAAACGTATGCTTGATTAATACGTGCGACTAATTCGCCTTGTGGATTGATATAATAATACATGTTTTTAGTATCCCAGCGATACTGATCGTAATATAAATTAGGATAAGGTCTGCTGTGATCTACTGCACTGCGGCCGTCAAAATAATCTACACCGTATTCAAAATCTTCAAAGTTGTTAGCGTTAGGGCCTGCAACGTTAATCGTAATTGTGTCTGTTCCAGTTATCTGATCTACTTTGACAAAAAACAAAGTGCCGTCTTCTGTTCTGCGTAGTCCGTAAAAATACCTGCCCTGGCCGGCGCCTAATAAATCATTATTGCTTACATCACCTACATAATTCATGGCCATAATATTAATCCTTAAATAATTTCAACTAAACTTACAATAACATCGCAACTAGTTGCAGTATTGGTCACTACTGATAATGTGTTGCTTGCGCCTAACACTAGACGCTCTCCGCCGTTGATAACTCTTAAACTTTGATTAGCTGGCACAACCACATCTTTAATATAATAACTAGTAGCGGCTGTTGTTCCCACAAAAGTAATAGTGTTTGCTGTCAATGTCTGTGTTGCCGCATTGCTTATTGTGACAGTTTTTGCCACAGCATCAAAACTGCTAATTATTGTACTGGCTGGTATACCAGTTCCAGTCACGCTTGCACCAACGGAAACATTGTTAAATGCATTGACATTGGTCAGCACCGTTGGATTGGTCACAGTGCTTTGATTGGCTGTGAATGTTGCGCCCGGAGCAGGGTCTGTTATTATTACACTTGCTGTTACCCAACCAGTGGTTGTGTTTGTAAAACTGATACCTAAAATTGTTACTCGAACGTTACTTGCCGCAGTGTACACAATAACTGGTGTTGTGCCGACTGCTGTACTTATTGCATTTTTAAATGTGGTTGCCATATTTTATCCTAATGCTAGTGCCCATTGTGCGGCCGAATCGCTAGCTTGATTAACAGTGATACCTGCAGATGCTCCTGCAACACCAGCCCAAGAACTTCCAGTATAAACTTCAATAGCTAAACTTTCTGAGTCTGTATTGAATCGAATCATCCCAGTCAGTGGACTGCCTGGGCGTTGTAATGTTGTTCCTGCTGGAATAACAACACCGTTGGTTCCACCAATGTAAACATAACCTGTAACAGTGCCAGTTATAGCTGTTGAACTGGCTGTTTGTGCTGGACTTATATAGTATGTACCTTGTGTACCTGGTGTGTAAAAATTATATGTTCCGCTGGCTTGAGTTGTAAATGCTTTGGTTAAAGTGATACTGGTGCCTGCCACGTTACTTACAAATGTGTTTGTTGGAATACCAGTACCACTGACAAATTGATTTTTTGCAATACCAGCGCCTGAACTCACTACAAACGTGTATGCGCCTTGCGCACCACCACTTGCGAATGTGGGACTTGTTATTGCGGCTGTGGTTGCTGTGTTTTGACTAACAACAACAGTGTTTGCTGTTACTCCGCTTCCGCTCAAAATCATTCCAGAATTGATTGGACTTGCGGTAACCGCGGTAACTGTTAATGTTGACAGTTGGGCAGTAACAGTTGTACTGATCTGTGTAAATGAATTGCTAATGGCCCATGTACTGCTGGCGCTAGTTCCAGTGCCAGTTAAATTTGCAACAATATACGTACCTGCTGGAATAGTGTCGCCGCTTATGCTTTGTCCTGCAACAATCCCAGCACCTGTTGGCGCACTGGTCACTGTTAATGTGGTTAATGCAACGCTACCTGTAAATGTCACTGCCACTGCGCTGGCAATAGAACCAGTAAAGCTGGCAGTTCCGGTGGTTTGATTAAACGTTGTAACAGCATTTGAAACAGTGTTGGTAATGCTGTTTGAACTGACTTTGACATTGCCAAGTATAATGCCGCCAGTGCCAGTTGTGGCAAACTGAATGTCGGCATTGTTTACTGTATCAGTAATGGTGTTTGCACTAAACACCAAGTTGTTGTTTTGAAAGTTTGTTACAGTAATGCTGTTGTAATAACTGTTGGTAGCATACACATTGTTCCAATACAACGGCCCGGTCGATGATCCCAAGTTATATGTGGCAGTGGTTGCTGGTGTTATATTACTACTGATTCCAGCGGTAATTGCCACCGTGTCCGTAGTTTGATCTCCAATTGTGATGTTACCTTTGATAGTAACTGTACCATCAACTGTTAAATTACCTTGTGTATATAAATTACCAGTAACTGTTAAATTATTGTTTACAACCACTGCACCAGTACCAGTTGTGGTCAAACTGATATTTTGATTTGGTAGCAGTGTGGTTAAGGTATTTGCAGTTAATTGTAAATTACCAACTTGTAAAATACCTTGATATACTACTGGATTGGAGCCGCCCGCAGACAATGTGATCTGATTGCTGGCGCTTTGAATTGAGTTTGCACTGAATGTGATGTTGCCCAGCGTACTTGCGGCACTAACATTCAGTGTGGTTACTCTAGCAGTGCCGTTAACTTGTAAATCGTGTGAAGGAGAATTGGTATTAATACCAACGCGGCGATTTGTAACATCCAAGTACAATAGATTCGTCTCAAAGGCCAAGTCTACGCCATTACGAAGTAGATTCGACTTTAAGAGCGGACCACTAATTCGACCAAGGGCCATCTGCCTCTCCTTTACCACCGAATTTCACGGATACGGCCACCTTGCATAGCGGGCCTCGCTGTTGAGTATCG